ACATCAGCACACATAGACGAGAACGGTGTTATAGTTTCTGTTTATATTGGTGCAAACGCATGTGAACCTTCTATTGAAACAATCTTTGATTTTGAAACATTGATTGAGAACCACTTTGAAGGTTATACAATATACGATAAGATTCGACCTATAGATATCCCTGATGCAGAACTTTTAGTTATTAAACTTGAGCAGATGGCAAAGTATGCACGGAACATGCTTGAAGATTATACTCAAGCTGAAGAATAAATAAATGAAGAAGCTTTGGAAAATTTGGCAATACAGCCTCGGGGGTTATTCCGACGATAAAACAGAACCATACGACAAGTATATTACAATCGTAAGAACTATTATTGTCGGGATAAATTTCTTAACGTGCTTTTTTATTATGAGCAATGTAGTTCACAATTGGTAGATTATGGAACAGAAAAATTTAAACTTAAACTTATTAACTGAAGGATTACCTTTAACTGATGTCCAAACTTTATATCATGAGTTCTTTTATAGAAAAGATTATCAGTGGTGGCGTGACGTTCAGCCTGGCGATATTGTTGTCGATATTGGTGCTTGTGTTGGTTTCTTCGTTTGTCACGCTCTCGATCGTAATGCTGCTAGGATCATTGCTGTTGAACCTTCAAGACCGCATCTTAAAACGCTGATACGAAATATATCTGATTACTTTATAGATCATGGAAAGGTTCCTGTCTTACCTATTGAGGCTGGGATTGGTTCAACCGCAAATCATTTTGTGAATGTCTATTCAGAACATAAAGATTATAGGAAGATGTCGTTCTTGGATCTTGTAGTTGATTACGATATACCACGCATTAACTATTTAAAGATTGATTGTGAAGGTGGTGAATACGGTATTTTTACAGAAATGAATATGCCTTATCTTTTAAATAACGTTGACCATATTGCTGTTGAATTTCATATGAACGCCTATACAGGTTGTGTTCGCCAATGGCAAAAATTCAGAGATGGTCTATTAAGAAAGTTTAATGTGGATCAAGTACGATTCCTTGAACATGAAGATAGACAAAAAGCTTATGACGATGAGTTCTTAGCAGCAGGAGACTTTAGTAAATGGAGTTCCTTTATGCTGTTTATCACCAATTCCTAATATACATCATAAACGTATAAGGAAGCTTTTCTTTCCAATCGTCTGCCCATAACCATTCATGCATATTCTCATCTTTGAATAATAGTTTATCCTTGACTTCATTTAAGAACGAATCTCTCCATCTTTCAAATACTTTGTGAGAATTATATCGGTTACCTAATACAACTCTTATTGCTGTAAATTTAACGTGGCTATTAAATAACCATAACATTTCTTTAGACAGTATATTATATTCTGCACCCCATGTATCAATTCTTAAGTAATCTATTATAGGAACTTCAAACCCACTAATGAGTTCGTGTAGATTTAATACTTGCGGTTCAGGTTCTGCTCGGTATGATGGATTCTGATACATACTTGAAGAATCAATATCCTTTCCCATTGTTGCGCATATAGGATATACACGACTATAAGGTGGGATATCAATCATATGATCCGAAACATTGCTTATCGCTGCACGTAGGATTCTACGATTAGGTTCTATCATATAGACCTTGCTTGCACCAGCATTCAATGCTTTCTTGGCAAACATTCCATTTCCTGCACCAACATCCAATACTACATCCGACGGTTGTATTTCATACCACCAATCGTAATCATATTGCTTGTAGATCTGATGCCACATTGTGCCAATTTCTTCCGGTGTCATACCGGCATAATCAAATTCTTGATTCATTTCCATAACTAATTCCAAAGAGATAAATAAATACTATAAACCATTACAGTTATTTATAGGATTTGAGATGGCAGAAATTATTAACAACTACTTATCACCTTCGAACTTTACAATTAGTATTCAGCGCATACCTAATATTGAGTTCTTTGTTCAGAGTCTAACACTCCCAAGTTTGACTGCAACGCCTACTTCTCGTGAAACGCCTCTGACGACTATGTTTGAAATAAATGATAAGTTACAATACAGCGATTTAGAAATGGCGTTTATTCTTGATGAGAACATGAATAATTATAAAGAAATACTTGAATGGTTAGAAGGTATTAGTGGATCACAATCTCCTAACGATACTAAATCATTAGGTCTTTCAAAATATGGATTTAAATCTGATATCATCGCAACGATTACAAACTCGCATAAAAATCCAAACGTCAAGTTTACTTTCAGAGACTGTTTCCCAACAGCCTTAGGATCAGTTGAACTTAATGTGAATACTCAAGACGTTGCCTATGCAACATGCAATGTCACAATGCGTTACGATATTTTTACAATGGAACAACTATAAGGGAAACTATATTATGAATTATGATTTTATTGAAGTAGGAACTTCGGACTTTGAAACCCACATCCAAAACGCAACCGACGATCATATTGGTTTATCTATTGAACCAATACAATACTATTTAGATCGACTTCCAAACAAAAAGAACGTCAAGAAATTAAATTGTGCTGTTTCTTTTGATGGGATAGCGAGTCGAGATAAAGTATATTATGTACCTCATGATACTATCGTACGACACGGTCTTCCACATTGGATCCGTGGTTGTAATTCAATTGGTGATTATCACTATCAACACAAAACACGAAATCTTCAAGAGTATGTTGAAACAATAGACATCGATATGATTCCGCTCGGTGATATTCTTGAGCAGCATAATGTTGAACAACTCAAAACATTAAAGTTAGATACCGAAGGTGGTGATTCATATATCCTACAATCGTTCGTTCCTGTTCTCGAAAATAGACCAAAAGAAAATTGGCCTCAGACGATTGAGTTTGAAACTAACATTCTAACACCAGCAGAAATAGTAAATGAAACAATTGATATGTATGTCGAGTTAGGTTATAGAATTCTTCATCGTGGTGTAGGAGAACAAAATACTATATTGGCTATTGACATTTAGTCTATTATTTGTTATAATAACAATTAATTTTCTAATTACTTTGAGATAGACTATGGACACAAATGATATATCAACCCTCTGGGCTGCTGATTCTCCAATCGACGAAACGAACCTCGTAGGTGAATCAAAAAGAATACCTCTACTTCACAGTAAGTACTATAACATGTACTATCGAGAAGTATTACGAGTAAAAAAGTTAAAGGCAGAATATAAAGAATTAGAAATGGACAAGCGTAATTATTACGATGGTTCTATGGCCGAAGAAGATCTGCGAGAAAAAGGATGGAAACCATTTCGCTTGAAAGTAATTCGTAACGATTTGGACAAATACATTCAAGCAGACAAAGAGATAATCAAACTTAGTTTGACAATTGACTTCCATACTGCAAATGCAAACTACCTTGAAGATATAATTAAAACAATACACAGCAGGAACTTCATCGTCAAGAATATGATTGATATTCTAAAGTTTCAGTCAGGGGATTACTAATGGATTGGTTAACAAAGTTTTGGAGAAAGCCTGAAGTTCAGCAACAGGAAACTCTTGTCATAGACATGATGAAGGACGATGTTGACCCTCAAGAACTAACAATTGAAAACGCATATAAGACAAGGTGGATTTGGTACCATACTATATTAGCAATAGGTATCTTTTTCACTAATGTATTATTAGTCGCAATACTTTTGTTATTGGCAATTAAATTATGAGTGAAAAAATCGAAGTAGAATATATTAACGCAGTCTATATGCGAATTAAAGCCGACTCAAGTTTAAAGATGGAACTATCAGAGTTCTTTGCATTTAAACCAGAAGGTTATCAATTCAGTCCTAAGTACAAGGCAAGAGTATGGGATGGAACCATTAGACTCTTTCAACCAATGCGTCCTGTATTATATGTTGGTCTATTTCCACACCTAAAGAAGTTTTGTGAACAACGAGATTATATTTTAGAAGCACCTAAAGAAATTGGAGAACCGGAGAATATAGAAGGTGGATATATTGAGGAATTGGCGGAAGAGATTAACTGCAAGTTTAAACCACGAGACTACCAAATCGAATATATCGCTAACGCTCTGCGTAACCGTAGATCTTTATCTCTATCACCGACATCATCTGGTAAGTCTTTAATCATTTATTTGATTCAGCAACATTATTATCAAGGTCTTGGATTAAGAACACTTATTATTGTTCCAACCATTTCATTAGTACATCAGATGGCTGGTGACTTCGTTGATTATGGTTGTGATGAAAATGATATCTATAAAATACAAGGTGGAGTAGATAAGAATACGAAAGCAGCTATTGTTATATCAACATGGCAATCTTTAGTCAAACAAGATAA